CAATCAGCTGGATTTACGTTAGAAGTTGCTGGAGCAATCAAAGGCGGAAAACGAATTTGGGCATTGGCAAATGTAAATCGCGAGGCGGTTGTCTTGCAAGATGATGCTGTGCGAGGCTACTTGCTACTTAGCACCTCATTTGATGGCACTACGGCAACTGTAGGGCAGTTCACCAGCATTAGAGTCGTGTGTAACAACACACTGTCCGCCGCAGATCAAGAAAAATCACCAAGCAGAGTTAATTTGACTCACGGAGCAAAGTTTGATGCAAGCATCATGCGTGACAAACTTGGTTTAATTGTTGGCGGCTTTGATGGGATGATGGATAACTATCGAAGACTTGCGCGACAAAGCGTCAATACGGCTTATGCCACGACATTTTTTAATGAATTTTTTCCTGCTGTTTACAACCACCAAACCAACACATTCAAAGAATCAAAAGGCTTTAAAAGAGTTATGGAATTGTTTGATGGTGCTGGTCTTGGTGCAAACAAATATGGCGTCTATGGAACCAAGTGGGGATTGCTTAATGCTGTATCTCAATACATTGATCATGAACGTGGACACAATGTTGATACGCGAATGAACAATGCTTGGTTCGGCAATGGGGACAGAATCAAATCAGAAGCTGAATCAATTTTGTTGTCAAATTAGGGAAAGTACCTAAAAAAAAGACAGCAATCTTGTGATTAGCTGTCTTATAATTGCACCATGCCCCAGCAAATTGCAAAGGGTCTTTTAGGAAACCACCATGACAAATTTTGCAACCCGTATTGAACACGCCGCCCAATCTGCTCACGCTGCTGCTGCGCCTTACATGGCAAGTAAAGCTGAAATTTGCGATGCAATCCAGCCCATTATCACAGAATTGCAGCAAATGCCTCGCGCTAAAGCAGTTGCCTACATTAGAGAGAGTTTTTCTCACATTGGGCATCAAGCACTTGCAGTGCGTATGTTTAAAGGACAGTCAGTATGAACACATTAATCAATTGGACGTTAGCTGCATTGGCTGCATTAGTGCTGTCCACGGCCTACCTGCTAGACGGGCCTAGCGACCATCAAGCGGCATTAGATGCAGCGGCTGATGTCAAAGCTACGCAGCGTGAACAGGCGGCTCTAGCAAGGTTTGAACGGGCTGCACAAGCAATGTGTGGCAATAACGCAGGGTGGAAGTTGTTGGATTCTGGCAGCGTCCAGTGTTTTACTAAACGGGGTTACAAAACCCAGAAAGTGCAATTATGAATATAGATCAAATTTTGGCAGGAATAACAGATGTAGCTGACCGGGCATATGCCAACTCACCGCCCGAGGACAGGTTAGCGTTTGAGGTAGGAATGCTGCACAGCAAGTTGCGAGAAATGTCGTACCTGCTGGCTAACGCCAATAAGCACATTAAAGAGTTGGAAATTGAGTTGGCTTACGAAAGGAAATGAAATGACAACCATCACGTTTCACCGAATCACAACGCTCGAATTGACCGAGACAAATGCACTGACCACCAGCTCAGGAAGTTTGTTCTGGAGGCGCAAGCTGATTGTCACTGATGAGAAAGGCAACAAGACAGAAATTAACCTGTTTTCTGAAAACAAAGAACCATTGGAAATCAAGGAGATAACACTATGAAACAAATAGCTAGCGCACTGGTGAAAGCACAGAAAGCCTTTGGGCCAGCCTTAAAAACCTCTACAAACCCGCATTTTAAAAGCCGCTACGCTGACCTTGCCGCTTGCGTTGAGGCCGTCATAGGCGGTTTAAACGATAACGGCATAGCCTTGATCCAGCGCAACAGCTTGGACGATAACGGAGTGACCGTGGAAACCGTGTTTGTGCATGAGTCTGGTGAAATGCTGGAGTGCGGCAAGCTGCACGTTCCTGCTGCTAAACACGATCCACAGGGGTATGGCTCTGCTCTGACTTATGCCAGGCGGTACAGCCTTATGGCTGCTTGCGGGATTGCACCCGAGGATGACGACGGCAACGCTGGCAGCAAGCCAGTACCGAAAACAATCGAAGCAACAGAAGCAACAATCAAAGCAATACTGGCAGACATTGAATCCTGCACAACTCACGATCAACTAAAGGAAGCATTTTTTACGGGAATTAAAACAGTGGGTGATAACAAAAAAGCCCGCGATCAAATTACTGAAGCTAAAGACGAAAAGAAAGCAACACTATGAGCATCTTGTTTAGAGCCAGCGCCTTGTCAGCAATCATGACCGATGGAAAAGGCAAAGATGAATTGTCTGTTGGTGCTAAAACCTACGTCACTAAGTTGGCAAAGGAATTTGTCTATGGCTACGACGAACGCATCAGCAGCAAGTACATGGACAAAGGCATCCAAGTTGAAGATGAATCCATTGACCTTTACAACGCTGTGCATTTATCCAGTTATGCAAAAAACACTGAACGCCGCAAAAACGAATGGATTACTGGAGAGGCTGACATTGTGGCGGATGACAGGATTATTGACATCAAAAGCAGCTGGTGTCTGACCACTTTTCCAGTGCTTGCGGAACAAGGTGAAGACAAAGGCTATGAATGGCAGCTAAGAGCATATATGTGGCTATGGGATAAACCACGCGCAGACATTGCTTATTGTTTAGTAAGCACTCCCGAAGCATTGATTGGTTGGGAAAACAAACAGCTTCACAAAGTTGACCACATTAATCGCGAGTTGCGTGTAACTGTTGTGCCATACGTCCGCGACACGGTAATGGAAGACAAGATTAAAGTTAAGGTAGAAGCGGCACGGGTTTTTTATGATCAAGTGCTTAAAGAAATCAGCGAACAACACATTTATTAACTAAGGAAAAAAATGGCAATCTCAAAAGAAATTAGCTGCGTAGTCGGCACATACACCAATGCTCAAGGCGAAAAGAAAAACCGTTATCAACGCATTGGCAGCATTATCCAAACCCAGAGAGGCGAGATGTTAAAGCTGGACGTTATCCCACTAAAAGAAGGTGGCTGGGATGGCTGGGCATATTTAAATGACCCAAAACCAAAAGAACAATATCAAGGTTTGCCAAAAGACAACGATGAAGACATACCTTTTTGAAAGAAAACAAAATGAGCATATTAGAAGAAATCCGGGTCAACCGAGCGCCTACACACATCGTGCGTTCTGCTGGATTGGAACTCCAGAAAAAGACCAAAATAATTATGGGCGAGTATGTCGAGCGAGAGAAGCTGCCCGGTGAAGTTAAACAGGCTGAGAACGACCTATGGCAGCGACCAGTGTACCGCCCGGGGGATGGGGACAGTATGCGGCAAGTTCCACGGGCCGGCAGCCTTGTGGCGTTCAGTTTGCCAAGCAGGGGGAATCGGACATGACACAACCAGAAGCCTTGCGACTGGCTGAAAGATTGGAGCGTTATGACGCAACCCGTAGCGGTTATGCCAAACATTGCTCCTTAGCCGCCGCCGAACTGCGCCGACTCCATGAGAACAATCAGGAACTGCTGGCGGTGTTGAAAGAAATGCTTGACGGTGAAAATAAATCATTCCGAGAGTTGTGCGAACAAGCCCGTGCAGCAATAGCCAAAGGAGAACTGAAATGAAAGACGATGAAGTAGAAAACCTGTTTGCCTACGGCTGGCTAGACACCGCCGTTGCCATTGTCCTCGCGCTGCTTGCGTTGGTGGCACTGTTTTTTATGGCGGGGTATTTGACATGAGCCGCCTGTTATTTGCTGCCGCCCGTGGGGCGAGGATTGAAGCGGAATGGAAAGGAGTATGGAGCGGCGTTGGTGGTATCCATTTTATTCCAAAGTTCAACTACCGCATCCACCCGGCAGACGAGCACTTGCAGTACGGCCCCATCAGCACGGCGTTGCGAAAGATGGTTGAAGACCCCAAGTACAACTCAAGCTGGGAACATTTCCTTGCAAACAGTGCCGCGAATGAGTTTACAGAGTATTTTGATTCCCGTCGGGGTGAGCCTGATTACCCGCTGTTTTATTTATTTTTGGCCGAGTTCTTGGCCGATTCTGGCTTATAGGAGATGTGATGACAGGATTTGATTCAAAGCGCCAGATGGCGCAGGACAAACTGCAAGATGACGCCGACACGCTGTCGATTGTGTACCAGCGAGGTTTTGCCGACGGCAAGAAAGCAGCACAGCCAGAGCAGGAGCAGGAGCCGGTGGCGTGGATGAAGGAAGATTGGACTGGTGGGCACCTTAACTACGAATGTGTGTATGAGAGAGCTTTTGCCGCTTTTCCCGTTTACAAGCACCCACCAGCAGCACAGCGCAAGCCGCTGACGGAAGAAATGCGAAAGCAGATGCTAGAGGCCAGCGACAACTACGAAATGCGTGGAGCATTTGCAAATGGCTGGCTGAGTGCCGAAGCCGCCCACAACATAAAGCAGCAACCATGACTAACCAACTGAGACAAGCCGCGCAGCAGGGGCTGGAGGCGTTGGAAGATGAGCGTTATGTGACCAAGTACACGCACATCGTAGAAGCCATCACCGCCCTACGCAAAGCACTGGAGCAGCCAGAGCAGGGGCCGGTGGCGTGGGCGGTGCAAGGCTGTTCAAAAATGTGGCGTGATGAGTTTGCGGAGATTGACGCAAAAGCAGAGGCAAAACGCATCGGGGGTACTTGCGTTGCGTATGCGCTCTACACCATCCCACCCCAGCGCCAATGGGTAGGGCTGACGGATGAGGAAATGAGTGACACAGTAGCTGACATAAAAGTTGATTTCGGCGACTTGTTGTGGAAAGTGGTGTGTCTCACAAAACTTATTGAAGCCAAACTGAAGGAGCGCAATGGATACTGAAGACGAAGAGTTTGAGCGTTTCAAGCATGAAAAAAAATTTAAACTAGACAGTACATTTACCGCTGTTGTGTCAGACAATTATTATTGGATACCAATTGATAACAATACCCCGCAGGGTGTCAAGGTGCTGTTACTTGGTAGATCAGGAGTGGCTGCACTTGGACAATATATTTACCGCACGGGTGAAACACAATTTTGGACGCATTGGGCACCACTCCCACGAAAGCAATAATGACTGTATCGCAACATCCTAAAATTCGTAAACTGCTACACCATTTCAATGATGGCTTGACAACAAAAGAAATTGCAAATGAATTATCAATGGACAATGAAAATATTAGGAAATCATTAAAAGAAATGCCCGACACTTACATTGACCGTTGGACAAAAGGACAGCAAAAAAAACCTGCTCAAGCTGTTTGGTGCGCAGTTATACCGCCTGAAGATTGCCCTAGACCTGAAAATAAATAATGGATGATTTACCAAACTTTGCTGCTTGGGAAAGATTAACGTTAGACAAATTTGCTTTGGACGCTTATTTGCGATTACAAATTCAACAAGAAGCACTTGAGCAATTGCGTGGTGATTTGCGGGACACCATGAATCTACTCAGGACAAAAACAGTAAACGCTCATCTTGACGACGCTTGACTAGACCCGGCAGAATTTTTCCACCGCCCCGTGTAAACTTTAAAAACTCATTTGCAGCTTCTTCAATTTCTCCGCGCAAAACCTTTTGACGGAGGGTTGATCGCTGTACGCCGCCCAGACCGAGATTAAAAGCAAAGCTGACAAGAGCGTCGTTTTGACCTTGGGTAAGACCCACAGAAAAAAGTTTGGCAACCCCAACTTCAAATCGCTGGAGATCAGCACCAAGGATTCCATCTACTTCTGCCTTTGAAAATACGCGGTTATCTTCCTCTTTAAGCGGGTAAGCGTCTCTTTGATCCAGAGGTAAACGACCTTGATCGGGGTATAAAACATGGCCTACTCCTACAGTCCAAAGACGCGCTGGGCAGCGGTACGGTTTAAATCGCACACCCTCGTGGTGC